CGTATTTTACGATCTAGTACTTCTTTAGTTTCTTTATATTCTTTACCTTCTACTTTACAAAGTAGTTTAATAAATTTCTTTTTCTTTTCAGGATGTTTTTTAAAATACTCTTCTGGGGGTATTCCTCCACCTAACGCTTGTACTACCTCAAGGATAAGCGCGCAATTAGACCAGGTAAACGGTTTAATACTCTGGTTCGGGAATGGATTTGTATTCCAAGCAAAATTCGCGTTACCCCACTGAAATGGTATTCTAGTGCTCATAACTAGACTATTTTTGTTTTATTATTTATAATATTTAGCGTAATCGTTATTTAAATATACATTAAAACCCGAAATATTACTTCTTTGTTCTGTCAACAATGACATATTTCTGTTTATATTATAAACTGCATCTATATTTTCTCCAGTTAATTTCCATTCCATTGAAAAGGGAATATATAAAACTGATGTTTCTAATTGGAATTGGTCTAAAGTTAATTCTTGAATTAAAAATTCATTTACTTTTTTTCTAAAATATCTTATAAAAAATCCATTCTTATAATCTTCAGGAGTTGGGTATAAAGGAGGAGTATTTGTTTTTGGTAATATTGGAGGTGGGGTAGTTGTTGGGTTTAAAGGAAATAACTTTTCATTAACTCCATCTCCAGGAAATTTTCCAGTATAATATTCACCACTAGCTAGTTTATAATAATATCCTGAGTAAGTATTATTTCCTGTAGTGACAGTCATAGCTGCCGTTTGGAATTCTCCTCCACCAGTAGATAAATTAGTTTTTATTTTATTTTTAGGATAATAAGCCATAATTAACTTAAATAATCTTTAATTTTAGAATATCTATCTATATTTGGATATTTCTTTTTTAACTTATTAATAACTTGATCTATATAACTTTCAGTATTATTTTCATTTGGTGGAGCGTAAGTGTATATAAATTGCTCAATAGTCATATCAACTTTCTTTCCAGCTATGTCTCTAACAGTAGAGGGTACATTATTTGCGTTTTGAAAAGATGGATCATTTCCATTAACAACAGTAGATGGATAACCTCCATTTGCCCATCTTTTTATTTTAAATTCTATTAATGCTTTAGCTCCTAATTCTGGTGTACTAAATTTAGCAAATCTAGGTTTGCTTCCATCTTGAGGTGGACTTTCTAATACTACCCCAGAATCTACACTAGTGAATGAATTTTGGAGATCTAAATTACCTGGGTTGTTATTTCTACTTGGGCGGTTATTAGAATTAGCTTTGTATCCTTCTTTAGTACCTATAACTAAAGCGAACTCATAAATAAATGTTCCTGGGGTAAATCCAGCGTTTTTAAGTACCTGTTCTAGCCCTGGGTTATTTCCTACTACGCCTCCTTTATTTCCTGTTCCTGTAGATGTAATTTGAAGTAAATTAAGTTTATCCATGCTTTGAACAATAGTTCCTTCTTGTTTAGGACCACAAATACTATTTAATGTAGTTGTCCATTCACCATTAGATATATTATGGGATACTCCTGAACATATAAATTGGATAGCATCTTTATATGATTTAGGTAATAATTTTGTGTCTATAGTATATGACTCATATATTCTAGGTCCACTTAGACCTACCATTGTTTTTTCTAAATCAAAAGGTATAAATCCTATACCTGGGTATTTATCTTTTAAAACAGCTGATGATATTCTAGCTTTGAAAAAATCATTAATAGAATTTCTATATTGAGAAATATCATTGTCTGAGAGATCTCGACTGTTTGTTAGATTGACTAGTTTTTGTAATGCTTTTCTATTTTGACTAAATTCATCATCAATTTTTGAATTCGCGTCAATTTTACCATTAGGATTAGTTTTAGTCTTTATAATTCTATCTTCTAACCCAGTATTCCATTTACTTAAAGCAGTAGCATCTGATCCTACAACTGCTCCATTTTTCTGGGCACCTATTGTAGTCATTGAAGCAAAAGCGTTAGATAATTTTGTTCTAAAATTTATATTTTTAACAAAACTTCCTCCTCCAACACCTTGTTTACCTTCAGCTGAAATAAGGAATTCAACTATTTTTTTATTTGGATTGCTATCACTTTCAAACTGTCCTGGGATAAATGTATTATCTATTATTTTAAAAGTATTAGTATCTTCTTTATATATTATTTCAAAACTATTAATATTACCTAAAGCATTTTGGATACCATTCATTAATTTATCCAAAAACTTATATAAATTTAACTCTCCAGTTTTAATATTATAATTATCAGCTAAAACTTTACATACATATTCTATATTAACATGTATATGCATAGTTTTGGCTGTGTAATTTTTATCATTATTTAAATCTTTAAAAGCATAGGGTTGAATATTATTATTCATTTTCTCTAAGCTTTCATAAACCCCTGAGCCTCCAGCGTTAGCATTTACTCCTGTAAAATTACTATTGTAAAAGGTTTCAATAACAATTTTAGTTGAAGTTTGTTTTAAAGGTAATTTAAAATAATCTACTCTATAAACAAGATTACCTTGAACATATTGATAACTTTGAGGTATATTACTCGAGTTTGATTCATATACTCCACTAATTTTATCAGAAATTCGATTTGGTCCTTGGCTAAATCTTTCTACTACTAATACTTTACTATTGTTAGAGGAGGGAGTTACTCCAGTAATATATGGATTTTGATATAAAGCTGAGGTAGGTTGTGCTTTACTCCAAGCATTAGTTATTTTTTCAACTGTAGATACTTCGTCTTTAGATGAAGTTAAGTTAGTAGCTAATTCATTTATATATATAGAAGGGATAGGAGGATATTGTTGTGGAAAAGTTTTAATGGAAGGTTGAGATACACCTGGTATATTATATGGTTGGTTTATATTTTTGGAATTAGTTATATTCACTAAAGCGTATGAACCATCATTTAATTGCACTATATCACCAGGTATAGCGTTAGATAACTTTAAAGCAGAAATAGCTTCTTGGTCATTTGAATAAATACCAGTAGTACTTCTATCAACTTTAGTCACAGTTACTTCATATATCTCTTGATCAACTGTGATACTACCTGATGCTAATGATGCTGCTGAGTTTTGAGTAGGATAAGGTATTAAACATACTTTTGGATCTACAGATACATGATCAGGTACAGTAAAGCAAAAATTATTATGAAAATCATAATCTATTTTAAATAAAGGATCATCTTTTTTATCATCATTATATAGTGTTAAAAATGAATCTATTATTCTTAATAATGCTCCAAGTTTTATGTAATGCTGTTGTGACCAATGTCCTTCACTTAAGTTTTTAAAAACCCACGTTTTAGCCTCATAACCTGTAAGAAGATTACTAATATTATCATTATCAAAGGTTTGATATTTAGCTGGTGTTAATGTTGTAGTAGAACTTAACTTATCATTGTTTAAAGCAAAAGCTAAAGTTTTATCATTAATACCATGAGCGTAATCTTGACGTGGGTCACTAGCATTTTCATAACCAGTGATTACATTAGTTGCTATAGCATATAGTAATCTATTTAATGTTGTTTTATAATGATCTTTTTCAATAAGAGTAGCTGCTGATGAACCTGTTACTATCTGTTGTTCTTCACTAAATTTAGTGTTAGTATTTAATTTTAATGATTCAATAACATCTCCTGTTGCTCTAGCCATTAATGTTACATCATATCCTCCATCAGGTCTAACAGTCCATTCAAAATTAGTTACCAATCCAAAAAACGCATCGTAATTTCCATCAGATGCTATTCTTTCTTCTTGAATTTTACTTAAAATTTGAGATTGGTTAAAATTTCCTGAAAGAAATTCATCTGATAAGTCATGTCTTGAATTAGTTAAGTTTCCATTGTTATCAAAATAAAGACTATGTCCCCATTCTAATAATATAGAGTATTTTAATCTTAAATATAATGCTTCAATAATTTGAAACTGTTGAAGATTATTACATTGAATTTGGATAGTAGCCTCACGTAATGAACCTCGATTTAATGCTTTAATATTAGCTGATATTAAACCTGGAGGTGGGACTAATCCATATGATGTATATTCTGGGGATGCAAAACCATATGATGATTGAAAGCCGTATCCTACTCCTTTAGTAAAAGAATACTTATCATTATCTTTATCATAAGCTTGAGCTGCGAATAATTTAAAATGTTTAGCTAGATTATTACTTGAATAAGTGTCTCCACTTAAACCTAAATTTACTGAAGCAAACTCTTTAGAGACATCTACTCCAGAAGTTAAACGTAAAAATGCATTATTAGTATTATTCCATTTTATAACATCTAGATCGGTTTGTCCATATCTTAGTTTTTCCTGGCGTTTTAATACTTGTTTTTGAACGTATTCGTCAAAACCCATTCCTATAATATCTGCCATATTTTAAGAATTTAAATTTCTATAACTAGTTAAAATTTGATTTACTTCTACAGGGATACGAATTTGTGTTCCTGTGGGTATAAATATAGAATCTTGCTCTAAAAAAGTATTAGCTATTGATATTATCCACCATAATGAAGAATCACTATAATATTGTTGTGCTAGTAAATCTAATCTATCTCCAAACACAGTGACAACATATATATCATTTGGAGATACAGGGACATCAGGATATTTACTATTTTTATAATATTTTACTTTACTATCTGGGTCTGTAGTAGAACCTATATATTGATAACGATTCATGATGTGAATATTTTACTTCGTTCAGGATTATTAGCTTCATACGCAGGTTTGATATCTTTTTCTCCAGTATATTGTACTCCAATTGTATCTGGTCTATCTTTAATAACATGTGTTCTATTACCAATAAATGCTTCTCCTCTTTGTGGAGTGTAGAATAGATCTTTATTATTTCCTGTTCCTGTATTTTGAGTTAACGGAACCATATTACAAGATACTCTGATACCTTTAGGTAATTGGCCTGTGTATAAGTCTGCTCCATTTTCAAATATGTTATAGTCTTCATCTCTATTAATATCAAATCCCATTTCCATTATTGGAGCAAAAGAAATAGATTTCATAACAATCACTGCTCTATCAAAATAATCACCCATTGTAAAATAAGCCAAATTACCTCTAATATATCCTACATCAGAATAATCTGGCATTGTTAACCAGGTTAAAGCATTTAGTTTTTGATAATTAGTAATTAAATCTGTTCTTGATAAAGTAGGAACAATAAAATTAATATTAAAATCACGAGTGAATCCCTTATATCGATAGAAATTTTCAGCCCTACCCATATATTTAAAAGCATCCCACTCACCTGTAAAGTTATCTCCAAAATCTTCTATATATGCTCGTAATGGAATTTTAGTATTATTATTAGTATTATTATTGTTAATCAATTCAAAATAAAAATCAATAATATCACCATCTCCTGGGATTACTTGATCTGATGATATAGATAAATTAGGATTAAGTACTTTATCTGTACCATTACGTTTTCTAGAAAATGTAGGTTTACTAGTATTTAATTTTGTTTCTCTAAAAAGAGGAAAAGCAGTAATAATATTACCATCTGTTGGAGTCAAATATAATGAAGAACTTAGTGGTTGATCCTCATTATTAACAATATTAGTATAATTTGGAAAATCAGCATTTTTAAATTGTAGTTGGTTCCAAATTTTTATATCTGTTTTTCCAATACCTAAAAATGAACCTGGGCCTCCAGGGTATGATATTAAATTAGTACTATCAGGTCCAGTTACACTATATAATCTATTAGCTAACCGTATTTGAGGAGATGATGAATCAGTTTTTAATCTTTTTACTTGATATAGCAATTGGAGACGATTATGAGGAATACCTCCTTCGTTATCTCTATCATTGTTATAAGTTGTAATATAGTATCCAGTATCACCACTTCCATAATAACCTGCTTTAAATGGATTTAACCCGTCTTTATCCAAATGAAAACCAAATGCATTTACACCAGCTTGTAAAATAGTATTTTGAGGGAAATAAGTTCTACTTCTACCATCTAATACATCAACATTCTGTCTTGCTAAAACAGCTTGTTTAGCTACAAATAATGCCCCATTTAATGAAGCTCCCTTAGCAAATGGATTAAAAAATTTAGTTAGTCTAACTACATCATTAGTTGATGCAGCTACCGCTCCTAACACTCCTCCTCTTAATAAAAAATCATTACCTAAAGCATTATAAGCTACTGTGCCTTGTTCAACCCCTAAATTTATATCAATTGGATTTTGAATGTAAGGTTGATTACTAGACCCACCATCTGGTCTATCATCTCCAAATGGTAAACTCTTTAAAGCAGTCTCATTTAATTTTGCTTTTAATAAAGGCATTATTGAGGTTGGTTAAGGGTATAAGGCAAAGCTTGTCCGCTTGGTGATATTGATGGAGGATTTCCTCCAAGATCTAATTGAGAAGGAGTAGGTAAAACATTATTAACTCCATCTAAGTATTGTTGAAAAGCAGAGTTTACAGCTCCAGCATTTTGTCCTGTGATAGAATAACTATCATGCATTGGTGATTGAGGAGTTGCTAATGGATTTATTGGAGGTGTATTTCCATTATATGGAGTTAATGTTGTATCTCCTTGTTGTAATTTATCTAGTAGTCCCATAGTATTATATTTTATAATAAATATTTATTTTTATTGGAGTTGCATATATCTTTTATCTAACTCTGTAACTATAAATGGGGTTATTAAGCGAGCAAAAGTAGTACCATCAATATTGAGAGATGTTTCTCCACCTTTAACTATAACATTAGAATTACTTCCACCTCCACTTGGTTTATTTAAATCTGTACCTGCTATTACACCATCATTTTTATCTAATTGATATGTACCTTTTTCTCCAGATACAATTAAACCTCCATCAGAACCAATATGAGCATCTTGTACAGGTTTTGCTGCTCTAGTTTCCATGCTGTTAGCTATATCATCATATCCACTTTTAGCAGCAGCCATACCAGCTATAATACCTACTATCCCTAAACCTAAAGTTATACCTGAGGCCCATGTTATTGCTCCAGCTGCAGCTATTGCTTGAGCTCCAGCTAATGCTAGTGTTTGGCCTATTAATCGAGCTATACTTATACCTCCAACAATTTTAGCTATACCACTAAATGCTTGTTTAATGTTTTCAGTATTTGATAACATATTAGCTAACCCATTTGCTAAATCCATAGCTGGTCCAGCTACAAGATCACTTAACATGGATTTTAATTTCTCAATAGCTTGATTGAATTTTTCTTGAGCGTCTATTTGTTTTAAAGCGACTAATGCTTGTTCTTCATTACCTACAGATCTTTCTAACATCTGTACTTTAGCAGTGTCACCTTGTAATTTAGCTAATCTAATTTGTTCTTCAATTTGCTTTTTAGTGTTAGAACCTAACTTATTAATATTTTCATTATATAATAACATGTTAGCTAACTCATCAGAACTCATACCTAATGCTTTAGCATAAGCATCTTGTTGGAGAACATTCATGTTAGAAAACTCAGCCGCAGTTCCTATTTGTTTAGATATTTCTGTAGCAGCTTCAGCTGTCTTACCATTTAATGCTAATAATCTAGCTTCTTCTAAATTTATTTGTTTACCAGTTAATAGTTCTGCTTCTAGTTCAGCTGAAATTGAAGATTCAAAGTCTAGTAATGAATTAGCTATGTTTTTAGCTTTTTCTAAATTTATACCTAATTTCTCAGTTTGAACTACTGCTTTAGCTAATAATTCTGGATTGTTTTTATATTGTAATCTTAATTGTCCTGATATTTTAGCTACTTCACCTAATACTTTTTTATTATCTAATTGCACTCCAGTTTGTTTAGCTAACGCTGCTGTTTGTTTAACAGTAGATTTTAAAATATCATCAGCAGACATTCCATTAGCTAATGATAATTGTTGTAAACCAGCCGCTTCTTCAACTGATAGACCCATTTGTTTGGTTAGGAGAACTTGATCTTTTAATTGAGCTTCAGTAAAACCTCTAGTTGCACCAAACGCTTGTCCTAATTCTAATTGAGCATTAACTAAATTTTCAGTAGTTTCAAAGATACTTTGTTGAGAGTTTTGAATTTGAACAAATCTATCCCTCATAATAGTAGCTTCATCTTTACTGATAGCCATAGACTTAGACATTGCTACTATCTGTTTATCAACTTTAAATCCTAAATCAAGTAAAAATTTAAAGGCTTTAATTAATAAACCTCCAATAACTAATGGATCAGTTAAACTTTCTCCTAAAGATTTAAATATTGCCTTAGTAGTAGCTCCAAATACTTTTAATCTATTAGATCCTTCTTTAGAAGCTTCTTCTGTAGCAGCTTTTAGTACTTCTTCTGATTTTATTAATTCACCAAGTATAGGGATTTTGGGAATTCCTTTTAGAGCAGCACCTGTTAATCCTAGATTTTTTTGTATTTGCTGTTCTTTTTTAAGTCTTTCTTCGACTTGTTTATTCATATCATTTAAGATACCATCTGACTCTTTTAAAAATTGATTGTTAGTTTGTAAAGTTAAACCTAACTCTCTTCTTTGTTTTAATTCTTTATCAGTAATAGTTCCGGCTCTAAGTTTTCTATCTAAAGCCATTTTTTCATTTTTAGCTATTTCAGTAGCTAATCTTAAATTTTGAACTTCAGACTGTAATTTAGATTGAATTGATTTAAGTTCTTTGGAACTTAATTCATATATGCCTTTTTGATCGTCTCTTAATTTACGAGCTAAATCACCTAATTTAGAATAACTTTTAACTGAGTCTCTAACAGCTGTATTAGAATTTTTTATTTCACTAACTATGCCTTTAAATGCTCCAAATAATTCTTGAGCTCCATCTGTTAATTCATCAAGTCTATTTTTGGCTCCTCTTAACCCAGTCTCTAATTGTCCTATAGCAGACGCAGCATCATTAATATTTCTAGTATCAAAATTTTTAAATGGATTTTTATCTCCAATTTTTTGATATATTTTATCTATATCTTCTAATAATTTTTTTATTCTATCTAATTCTTGTTGATTTGGAGCTGCCATATGTCAAATTATATATGTAATAAATATAAAAAAAGCCAAGTTTTAATACTTGGCTGTTCTTTTACTATTAGGTATTTGTCCTTTAAAATGTGATGGAATATTTACTTTGCCTTCTTTAATTTTTTGAGACTGAGTAGCTAAATCTTCCTCTTGTTGTTTGTTTTGGTTTTCATAATATTCTCGTAATTTATTAAAAGTAAATTTACGTAACCAAGTAGGCATATTATAAACTGTATTCCAATCATAACCTCCATTTCCATGAAAAACTATTTCATGAATTTGAGTAAATAAGTTAGACCTAACCTGAGGAATTAGATCAGATGTCAGGCCAAAAAAAGCTAAGTCCAACTGGAATTGAAACTTTTTCATCCCTCCCGTCGGGAAAAAAGGTCAGATCAATATCTGGCTGTACCTCCTTTATATACTCCCTTAACGCTCTGGAGTCACGAGCTAACAATTGTGTATCTACAAATTGTCTAATATCTTTAGTTTCTCTACTGCCGTCTACAGATGTTATAATATATTTTAAACGAGTTGAAAGCTCTGGTGAAGAATTTCTATTAAGTTTTTTTAAACCTTCTAGTTCAGAGCTAATTTTCTTTTCATCAGCTCCTGTTAGTAGTTTAAATGTAATATCTATTTCAGAAGCAGGAAGTTTAAAATTAAACTCATTAAGACCTTTTCTGAATATATTTTCATTTAAAGGTTTACTTTCTAGTGCGGATAAATCAACTGTATGTTCTTCTCCACCCCACATAAATGTATAGTCCTTACCATAACCTAAAATGCGAGCTGCTACTAATAGTGCGTTTTTATCGCCTACTATTAAATCATTATAATTTATATCGGTAACAATGAGTGATTTGATTAACTCATCTAATACCGTACCTTTATTAATGAAGTTTTGGTTGGTTAAAATATCTTCTTCACGAGCTGTCATATATTTCATTTCAATCTCTCCTTTAGATAATGGAGATGATTCAGGATATATTAAGCCTTTAGAAGGAAGTTCAACAATTTCTGTTGGAGTGCTTGTTTTGTTTTCCATAAATTTTATTTGATATAACTTTATATTCTTATATAAATATATATAAGTTTAAGTTTATGTATCTCCTTCTGGTAGAGCATCAATGATATCTAAATATCTGTTTGAAGGACTATATTTTTGAACAAATTGAGATACTGAACCTGATGGCGCTAATAATACCTCATTATTTAATTGAATCTGAGGTAATACAGGGACATTAACTGGTAAAGGAGATGTTGTTGTTCCTAAATAACTTTCGTCCGTATTATCTAATCCAGTTTCAGATAATGATTGTTGTAATGGGCTTGTAGGAGCTCCTGCTACTACATCATTATAACTAATAACTGGGTTCCATATTTGTAAAAACTGTAATGCGCCTTGTCCTAAACTACCTTTAGCAGTAGCTGGGTATAAAGTTAATGTGTTAGGAGTTGCTGTAGATGGAACAAATGTTGGGTCATCTACATCTAAACCTGTTTCTGCTAATGTTGGAGGTTGTATTCCTGTATTTGTAGATCCAATAAATGAATTCATGTATGTGTTACTTGAATCCCAAACTTGTTGAAATGGTTCTGCTCCAGTATTAAATTCTCCAGTAGGTGTTCCAACAGGACCATTGCCTTGACTTGGAGTTGGATCTACATCTAATGTAGTTGTGTTTTGAAGAAATAAATCTAATAAACCCATATTATTTTATTATAAATATTAGAAAAGAAAAGCCCACAATAATGTGGGCCTTTTTATGTTTAAACAGTGAATATTAGAAGTTTAATACACAATAATCTACTGCTACTGTCATGGTTAAATTAACTGCGGTATCAGCTGTATCCCAGTTATAATCACCAAAATTAGCATCTTTAATAAATGCGCCTTTAAGAATCCATTCACTTACAACATCACCTACAGGTCCTAAAACATCTAATACTAAATCCTTTTTATAGAAATCTGAGTATCCATCACGACCTGTTACAGATTCATGATGTAAACGAACCCATTCCATTACAGCTTGAGCTCCAGAAGGTGTAATAGGATCAAATAATGTCATTTGAACATCATTCCAAACTGTTTTTCCTTTTACTTTTCTTTGGATGTTAATATGATTTAAAGTTACTTCACCTTGTGTCAAAGTTATAGCATTAACACC